TTTCTGGCACTGAGTTCGGCATCAATGGGGATAGAAAGGTAGGACTTTAGTGCAATTTCAATTGCCTCTTGGGTTTTTAAGCCTAAAGCTTCTGACCTTTGACACATCTCAGCCCATAGCTCTTTTTTAACCCGGATTGACACAACTTTTATTGGAGCATCTTGATTGGCAGACATGGCTTAATTTACAGAATTTTCTATATTGTATCATAAAAGTCGAGATTGCTTGTAAGTTTTTTGTAAGTTTTTTGCAAGGTAGTGTAAGATAAGGGTATCTTATCAAAATACACTTTTATGGCTACACCACGATTCAATAGCGACGGAACGCCCCGCAAACGAGTAAAAGCCTCGGCTTTGACAGAAAAAGGGATAAGCAAAATGTCCGATACTATTAAGGCAAAAAGGATGGGGCTAGGCATGACCCAAGCCGAATTTACTGAGTGGATACTAAAAGAAGGCCGGCGATTGGGATTACCTGGCACAGAATTTTCTGGGGGAGCGGTTCAAAACTGGGAGCTAAAAAATATCGCTAGTTGCCCTGATCTAGGGAATATGCGATTACTAGCTGCTGTATTTGGTCTTGATACAGATTCTTTTGTGAATTATCTTAATGGCGACTGGCCAACAATTCAGGATTTTCTAAAAGATCCAATCAATCAAAAAAAGGATTGTGTTAAAAATCCTAATTTAGTTCCCGAACTTTTTCAGGAAGCTGATACTCAAGTTAAAGCAAAGCTTGTAATTGAAGAAGTTAAGTCTCTTTACTCAAAGCTAGATGAGTTACAGAAGATGATTAAAGAGATCGATCTAGAAGATGTGAAAGCTTTTCTGTGTTCTGCCCCAAAAGATTTACAGAAAGAGGTTTACCAATATTTACAGGAGAAACTAATCGGAGCATAACAGAAAAAGAACAGAGGGTTAACCCTCTGTTCTTTATTTGAGATTTATTGAAACATATCATTTGTTGCTTGATATGTTCTAACTGGAGTAAATCCTTCTTTATCTTTTCGGTTAATTCCATAGTCACTTAAGTACGGACCGTAAAGGGGAATACTTTCTAAATGTCTATAATAATCCTTTAAGTTCCATCGGCTGCCATCAGAAAATACATAAACTGTACATCCGTAAACTATTTCAATTTTTTCTAGACTCCCAAGTATTCTTTTTGAATGAACACTTCTAAAAATCTTTTTTCTGCCTGTTTTTTTTCTTGTTCTATTTTTTCTGGACTCAGTTGTACAGGGTCAGGGCAAGGCCACTCTGTTTCACGAGCAGGACAATCTGAAGAGACGAAAAAAGACATAATACTCCTAATTGTTTTGATTTTTTAACTAATTATTGATCACTTACATATGATAACTGATAACTAAGAATTTGTATATCAACTGTAATGCGCCCTATCTCAATTAATAAAACTTTAATCGTTTCTAATGCGCATCTTGCTTCTACACAGTCTAAAGACACTAATTTATCGAGCATTTGTTCATAGAGAATAGCTTGTTCCCCTTTATTGAAGCCATTAGCATCTTCTAGCTCTAATAATTTTTCGATCATTTCTTGAAGCTGAAAAGAGGCTGGCTCATTTAATATTAGTGGCTTTGTCATTGTTTTACTCCTAATTGTTTTGATTTTTAGTTGATAACTGATAGCTAATTTTAAACTAATCTAACTTAGATAGTAAAGTTTCAATTGTCTTTAGCGCATTCCCTGCCGCTACACATCCGTCTTGAGAAGCTAAAAGCGACAAATCTAAAAGCATTAGTTCAAAAAAGACTGTTTTTTCTTCTTTGCTAGAAAAGGGAAAAATATCGTGGACTTTATCTGCTAGTTTTGTGGCCATCAGTAGAATTTCGGGGTTGAGTGCATTTTTTTGGTTCATTGTTTTTTTCCAGTTTAGATAGCAGGGTTTCAATCGCTTGGAATGCAGTTCCACACCAGCTTGTCATGTGCCTATTAAATTTATAGGAATAGTAGAGGCTTGTAAGCATTTGCTCAAAAATATCTTCTTGATCTCCTCTTTCTAAAGAAGCAAATATTTCTCTACCAACTGTATCTGCTAATTTTTGGGATAGCAGTCTAATTTGAGTTTGTGTGCGTTCGTGATATTGGATCATCGGGTTCTTTTAATTTATTTAGCAATTTTTTACTGATAACTGACAACTAATCCTAACTTAATCTCTCTACAAAATCAATAAGTTTTTCCCAAAGAGTTACAGGAAAATCTACGGTCATTGTATCATCGTCTGTTTGTTTTGCATTTCCTTCGGTTGCTAAAGTCATTAATAGATATTTAACTTCTTTAGCTTTCGGAGTAAGTTTAATGGGTTTTGGCTCTAATTCGTCACTGGGTTTTACGGTTCCATTGGAGTCCAAAAAGGTTGGATTTTTAGACTCTATAAGGTTAGCTGCTACAGATTGAACTAATTCTCCAGTGGCTTTTATCCCTTTTTCTTCCGCTATAGCTACAGTCTCTAAAAGAACATTTTCTTTCTCCGAGAGTGTTAGTTCATTTTTCCTTACAAGATTGTGTAAAGTCGTCTCCGATACTTTACCTTCGATTGCTTTTAATGTCGGACTAGACATCGAAGAAATTTCTAGAGTCCGATCATATTCTGATTTTTTCCATCCAGTTTTTTCGCAAAACTGTTGGTAGGACTGTTCTTCAGTTAAACCAGCTAATCTATCCTCGTGTAAATGCCGTCTGATCAGTTTCGCTTTGTCGTACACCGATAGTTTTTCGCTATCAGTGCCGTAAGAGAGCATTTGATACTCTAAGTCCCGGACGGTTAGCCCGCCTGACAAAGGCTTAATAATTGCTAGAACGTTAGGAATTATTATTCCTTGAGAGGCTAAAAGCAACCAAGCTAATACCCTTCGATGCCCGTCCATAGGAAACAGTCGATCACCGTCTGCAATCAAGTGTAAAGGTTGATAGATTACGCCCGATGCCAGTATCTTATCGGCTAGTTCTTTAATCAACTCCAAGTCGTAGGTAACGCGGGTATTCCATCCGTTTTCCCCTGCGATAGCCTCGATTAAATCGAGGCTAAAGGTTAAAAGAGTTTCATCAGGCAAGACGTGCATTTTGCCGTCGTCATAAAGACCTATTCTTGGTCCGATAAAGTCGCCGTTAGCTAATCTAAAAGAAATTAGCTGGGGATCGACTACTATTAACTCTCCTCTTGCAGACCCATAAGTTCTGATTTTGTCTCTTGATTTTGTGCTCATTTTGTTACTCCTCAGTTGTGATTATTTTTAGTTGTTTCTTGCTTTATTCGTAGTCCCAAACAATGGGAGAATGACATAACCCTCCTCTACAAGGTAACTAGCTATAACAAGAGATTGTAGAAAAAGACAATAGTTTTTCTTGAAAAGATTAGGTATTGCTACACCTGTTAAAATCGAAAAGATAAACTGGAATATAGCAGCTTTAAAACGCCAAAAACATCCTACTTTCCTATCTGAATCAGCGTCAATAAATGCACTGCTTAAAAGACATTCTATATCATTGTCATCTGCTTTGATTACGCTTTCATAAACTCCTTCTAGTAGTTTTGATGTAAAGGGGTTTTTTGATGTTTTAAGAACTAAGCGATCGACATATTGCTTGGCTTCTGTTGGCAACTCAGCGTAGCTTAAGTTGATTAGCACTCGATAGGTCAGGTTTTTCATTTTTTTACTCCTTAGTTGTATTGTCGGTTATTTCTTCATACCAGCTTTTTTCTGCTAGAAAAATCGACGCTAGTGTTAAAGCTTCTCTGAAAAGATCAAAATCTTTTTTAAGAGGAGAAGGAATAGTAACTCCTGTACATATAGGCATAAGAATAGTTATAACCCAAAATTTAAACCGATTAATAAAAGAGAGATTCCATTTATCATCGAATAAGTACAGATAGATGTATCCTTTTTGTATATCCCCTTCCCACCACCAGATTAATATCTCGTTAGTTATTTGGCTAGTTTGCGATTTTTTTAATAAATCATCAATCCAATTTTTTGAGTCAAGAGATAATTCGAGATATTTATTTCTAATCATAAGCTTATATAGCCGCTCTTTGAAATACGGGTTGACGTTCACTGTTTTACTCCCAAATTGTGCTAGTTTTTACTGATAGCTGATAGCCAAAATTAAACTATTAGCATTTATGAACTGTCTTTTTTTTTTATTGTTTCATCTGCTTGATCCATGATTATTGACGCAAAAAGGTCAAAAGCATCTTGGTTACTGTGCCTTAATGCCATTAACTGTTCTGGGTTATATTTCATAAAAAGACGTAAATTAGAAGCCACGATAGATAAAGCTTTAACTCGTCGTTCTAAACTCCAATCTTTCATTAATTCTTTTTGATGTGTCATTGGTTTACTCCTCGGTTACGTTTGTTGGTTTGTCTTTCACTTTTAAGACATTTTTAGGTCTTCATAGCGTTTTCCCCATTCGTTAACAAAAATCGTAATTTCTGGAAAATTAATCGCCTTACCTTTAATCCATATATACGGATTATTTGATTCCGATAAACTTGTTAATGTTTCAAATAGCAAGTTCGTAGAATTGAAATCTACAAATGTCAGATTAATCTTGATTACTTTTTTAGTCTTGCCAGAATCGCAAGTAATCTCAAAATCTGCCCTTAATTGCTGTACTTGATCAATACCTACACTAAAAACTAGGTTAGCTACCAATCCATGTAAGCAAATACTTTCGACTTGCCCTGTACTTAAAACTTTCCATTGGTTTTTGCTGCTTTCAACCAAGATTTCTTGTATTTGCTGGAAAGTCAGTTCATCCCACCAGTCACGACTTAAGAGATTCAGATTCATTTAATGCTCCTTAATTTCCATTTTTGGATTTTTTAGCTTTTCAGGTTTTTATAGGTTGCTGATAACTGACAACTAACTAATTAAAAATCTTCACTGAGAAGTTCACCAGGATCAATATTTTCACTGCAAACTTCTATTACTGGCTTTAGCCTTGCGTCTATAGCTTTTTTTAGGAGGTCGGCCAATTCTTTTTCAGAGGTTGCTTGTTGGGCGATTTGCAAAGCTTCTGGTTGAGGTAATCCTTGATTTACAGCCCAAGTAATTCCAGCCTGTTTGCGATCCTCTGGCAGTGATTGCAAAGGGTTGAACATTTTTACGCTTCCCGTTGACGCAGGAGATAGAGTTCTGATAGGTTCTACATTTCCCGTAAATTGCTGAAAAGCTTTTGTTTCGATTATTTGCAATACTTGAGAAGCACTATTAGGGTGAACACGGATCGATAAAAGACTAAAAGTCTTTCGTCCCCTTTTTCCGTCTGATAAGGGATAAGATAGCTCTCTTGACCCGCGTTCTAATAGAAAAGGGATACCAATCAAACTACCAGCCGATGTTTCAATAGCTAGTAGTTGCTCTGTTAGTCCGATAATATCCCACTTTGAATGGGTTTCGACTTCAAAGTATCCTAGTTCACCTAATTTAGGCAAGACAACCTGTAATCGACCGACTTGCTTGCATTTACACCCTAAATAGCTTCCGTCAGGGTTTTGTTGACGTTTGCACGGGATAGGATTAGTGGCAATCATTTTGCCAGCTTGTTGGTAGATATGTTGCTTTTCTTCGTCACAACGAGAAACTAATCCCGTAGCTCCCCAATCTTCCATCCAACAAGGAAATACTTGATCTGTATAAGGAAAAGGTAACAAGCAATCTAATTGCTTGGGCTCTTTCCCGTAAATAGCGGTAAATTTTTCGTTGATTCCTTGAATATCAGAATCAATGCGAAAATATTCTAAATCATCTCCGCTTATTAGAGTGCCAGGTCTTTTAGGGTTTTCTTTTTTTTCTCCCCCTTTGCGAATTTTACCTAATAAAGGGAACCGGGCTTGTCTTGTTGTCAAAGATTTTATAGGCATTGTTTTTACTCCTAAAAAGGAAGGTTGCTAGGGTCGCTAAATCTATAAGAGGAAGGAAACTCATCTATTTCTTTCCCAGCAAAATACTTGACCACACTTGGGCAAGTGACATCATGAGCCTCTGTTACTTCCAGAAGTTTCGACATAACCACTTGCTGTGCTTGATTTAAAAGAAATTCATAGCAAGCATCAGCATCTTCGCCGTCTTCTGGTTTTCCATGAATATTTATACCCGCATTCACAGACTCAAAGTTACCGAGATTGATTTTCTGACTATAATCTACCGAGATATGGGTGATAAGCATCTCTCCTCTAAAATTTGATTAATACAATCTTATAGTAGATTGCTAGAATTGTCAAGCATTTTTAAGAAAAAACTTGCAAAAAACTTACAAAAAGATAATAGTACAAAAGAACTAAGTTATTATCGTTAATAGATTGTAGATAAAGATATTAACAATGGAATCCTTGATATATATAGGTTTCAGGCTTTGTTGATACTGTTAACGCTATTTCCCAATATTATTTTTTTTACACTCTTACTGTCTAGTTCGTTTATCGAAAATTTAGGATAAGGGGAAATAGCGATCGCTACAAGCCTAGAGTGTGTTTCAATGCTTGATCAATTTCTGCTGTCGGCAATGAGCCAATCACACGGTAAATTGTCAGGACTGATTGCCATTTTAGGTCAAGGCATAACGAGAACCAATTTTACCCAAAGCGAAGGCTGCTTTAGCGCGAATTCTGGGGTGGTTATCATCTAGTTTTTTAGAGAGGGAGCTAATGACGATTTTGGTATATTCATTAATTTTAATCATATTGTTTTCTATAGTGACTAATCGGAGTAACTTGTCTTTTGTCTCTGCCAAATTCTTATCTTCTGTATCGCACTGTAAACTTTGAGTATTATAAATTTTTTTAATCAATTCTCCACTATCAGAAAAAAACATTACTATCTGAATATTTGGTTGTACTGGCTTCTTCAAAAAATATATTAATTCCCTCTGACCATTCAGCTTTTAACTCTAAGTCATCTACTTGCTCTAATAGATTATTACTAAGGGATTGAAGTTCTTGAAGCTGCGTTTTGACATGAGGTGCTTTAGCATAAATTCTTCCCCAAGTGGTCAAAAAATCAAGAGTTTGTTCGGCAATTAAAGGGGTTCCGTCCGCAAGACTAACTTTAAAAAAAGCGTCGAGGGCAGGGGCAAGAAGCGCAAAAATTGGTAATTCCCAACTA